TGCTCCCATGAGTTCTGGGCCTGCCCCCAGGATTCCCGATTCCGCTGTCATTACTTCAAACTAAGGAGCCCACCCGATGCCAAAGGCCAAGACCTACACTTACCATATTGAGGAGCCTTTACCTCATGCGGACCGCCTCAACGAGCTTGGGGCCGCCGGTTGGAAGTTCGAATCCCTCTGGTCCCAAAACAGGGCTTTGTTTTCCAATGAGGATGCCATCGAGCCCGAAGCTGAAACTGAAGAGGAAGAATAATGGAGTGGGTTCTGATCCTCTTGCTCTCCTCGGGAACCGTAACGGTCCAGCGTCCATTCCCGAACGAGCAGGCTTGCATTGGGGCAGGTGAAACAGCCCTGCCCCAGTGCACGGCCGCCTTGGGGTTATTCGACAGGCTCCAAGAGATCTGTGCGCCCCGCCGTTTTGTTTGCGTCCCTCAACCCCGAACCGTACAGAGGAAGGTATATGTCCCACGAGCCAACCCTATTCCAAGCCCCGCATTGCCTCCTGATGGGTCCAGCAGGGAGCGGAAAGACCACCAGCCTTGCCAGCTTTGCTAAGGCAGGGATTGAGTGCTTCATCATCGTGACCGAACCCACCGGCGTTGATTCCCTCCTCGACGCTTGGGAACGGGAGAAACTGAACATCGACCTGCTGCACTACTGCGTGGTACCCCCGGCTTCGCCGGGCTGGGACGGCCTCCACGACCTCCAGGTCCGTATCAACGCGATGAGCTATAGCGATATCTCGAACCTCAAATCCGGGATCGGGAAGAATACCATGAAGCAGTTACCAAAACTGCTCAGTAATATGAAGGAGTTCATCGATGAACGAACAGGAAAGTCCTATGGAGATGTCACGAGTTGGGAGAGCAACCGGATGTTGGCTCTCGATTCTCTTTCCGGCTTTAGTCTTATTACTTTGCAGCATACTGTAGGCTTCAAACCCTCCCCGCATCAAGGCGAATGGGGCATCGCCATGAGTGCAGTCGAGCAAATCCTACTCAAACTAAGCTCTGACTGCAATTGCTTTTTTGTCCTCACCTCCCATATTGAGAAAGAGCCAGATGAAATCACCGGAATGGCAAAAGTTACAGTCTCAACTCTCGGCCGCAAACTCGCGCCTAAGATACCTCGATTCTTTTCGGAGGTGGTTAGAGCGCGAAAGGACCCAGCGGGCAAGTACCTCTGGTCCACCCAAGACGCCGAGGCGGACCTCAAAAACCGCGCCCTCCCCTCTAGCAATGCGATCCCGCAAGACTTTGGCCCGATCATCGACGCCTACCGGCGAAGAGTGAAGCTGGCCACCCCTCTAGCTGTAGTGAGGTAAGTGCCCACCCGTGCTGCGGCGGGAGTCCCGCAGTTTCGTAACCATGACAAGGAAACCAGAACATGTCATTTGATGCAGAGAAGTTTCTCAACCAAACCATCGCCGATCCAATGTCCACCATCACGATCCCTTGCCCGGAAGGGGAGTATCGTGCCTTCATCGATGATGGGGAAAAAGCTGTCACCTTCCGAGAGGGCGGCCTGGACCGCAATGGTAATGAACTCTCCCCGCAATGTGTGGTGCTATTCGCCATAATGGGCGACCAGCTCCCCAACCAGACCCTGAAGCGGGACAAGGTCCTCGTACCGATGAATATCTGGCTGGACGTAAACGGGGACGCCCTTGACCTCAGCGAAGGGAAAAACGTCGGTTTGGGGCGCCTGCGTAAGGCTCTGGACCAGAACGATGGGGCCTGGAACCCCCTCATGATGAAGGGCCGAGGCCCCGTGATGGTCAAGGTCACCCAGCGAAGCGATAAGAATGACCCGACGCAAAAATATGCTGAGGTCAATCGAGTATCCAAGATCACTGGCTGATAGCTCCTACTGTCAGTCAGAGAGGCCCGCCGGGGCGGTATCAACAGGCCCCTGTCCTCACCGCCTCGGCGGGTTCAACTTTGGAGACACCCCAATGCCAAATCCATTTAATTCTGGAGTTGTAGTCTTCTTCCGCGCCTTCGGCCGGGACGGTGATGCGCTGGCGCGGAGCGTCCACCCGGACGGCCGCTCGGTCGCGATCCGGGACGGCGAAGCGCATCCCGAGGACTACCTCGTCTACGACGAGCACAACACCGTTATTGGAATCTACCCCCGAGATTGGGTGGCGTGTATCCTTCCCCTCCAAACCGTAGGTCCGGCCAATGCTTCCGATCAGCCGACACGACGTGATAGTGCCCCCGCGCCAGAGGCGGGAGATCCCCAAAGCGTCCCTAGAGGAGTTAAAAGATTCGATTCTTGACCACTCCTTACTCCATGCTCCGGTCATGCAAGCGACCGCGAATGGCAAATACATCCTCGTCGCGGGCGAGCGGCGCTTGCGTGCCCTTGATGAGATTGCGAAGCAAGGGAAATCCTTCACCTACAATAAGGTGGAGTTCGCCCCCTTCACCCTCCCGATCGTCCTACTAGACGAGGCCCTAAATGACATCAAGCGCGCGGAGGTGGAGCTGGCCGAAAACGTGGATCGCCTCGAACTCCCTTGGCAGGATCGCGTGGCTGCTCTGGCTTATATTCATAATATGCGTAAAGTTGATAATCCTAATCAATCCATCTCTGATACAGCGCGCTTGGTTATTGCCGAACGTGTTGCCGAGCTTACCGGAGGTAGTTCCGCTGAATCCACCATGATCCGCACGATCCGTCAAGCGACGATAATCAACGAGCATCTTCAGAATCCCGAGATCGCTAAAGCCCGTAATGCGACCGAGGCATTCAATCTCATCGTCAGTAATCAACAGCGCGCCTTCGAAGCCGAACTAATCCGCCGCGGCCAGAAAAAGGTCATAACAATTGAGGTCCGTCATGGCTCCCTTCTCGACATCCTCCCCAGACTCGAACCCGGAACATTCGACACCATCCTCGCCGACCCCCCATACGGGATCGGAGTGGACACTGGCGGGTTCCGCCAGCGGACCGTTGTCCACCACAATTACGAGGATACCCCAGACGTTGCAAAGTCCCTCATCTCCTGCATCCTCACCGAAGGATTCCGAATCTGCAAACCTCGAGCTAATCTATTTATCTTCTGCGACGTTGATCTGTTCGGATGGGTTAAGGAGGCAGCTGCTCGATCCGGCTGGGACCCTTTTAGAACTCCAATTACCTGGCAAAAAAGTGATAGTGAAGGCATGGCACCGTGGGGACGAGAGGGTTTTCGTAGAACCACTGAATGGGTCTTCTTTGCTCGCAAGGGTCAAAAGGGTCTCATCCACTCCCCAATCGATGTCCTCCGACACAACCGAGTGGCTCGGGACGAGCGTGAGTACGGTCCCGAGAAACCAGTGGGTCTCATCAAGGAGCTATTGGCGGCATCTACTTTACCTGGGGATTATATTCTCGATCCTTGCTGCGGCAGCGGCTCTACACTTGTGGCTGCTAGGGAGTTGAACATGCGCGCCCTGGGAATTGAGGTGGATCAGAAAGCATATAATCTCTCTCTTGTTAAGTCTCAGGCCCCACAGAAGGAACCGATCCAATGAAAACCTACGAAGCCCTCGCTGAGGAGCTACGCGCCCTCGGCCTGAGTGAAATGGCCGCTGCCGCGCAAGCGGGGATGTACCACGATTTCCTCTCCCCCTACCCTCTACCTGAGATGCGCCTTGTCCGGGACCTTGCAGTTGAAGCGACCCGAGACCCCGCCAAAGCGGCGGGCATCATGGCCCTCCGCAAGCGCATAATTAATGGTGATTTTGATGCCTCCAAGGAGGAGAGCGACGAATGGGCCGCAAGCCCTGAAGGGCAAGACGCCTACCGCAAACTGACGGAGCGCGAATGACCTACGCGCCCACCACCCCCGCGCCGATCACGGACCTATGGTATGGCACCTCCGGCCCCCGCCAAGCGGAAATTGCCGTGGTCGCCGAATCTTGGGGCGCCCACGAGCTATATGCCCAGACACCCCTCGTGGGGCCGAGCGGGAATGAATTCAACCATATACTAAACGAAGCGGGATTGTCCCGCATCCAAATCTTCTGTACCAACTGCTTCGCTGCTCAACCGCCAAATAATGAGGTTTGGCGATTCTTCCACCATAAGGAGTCAGGATTCGCGAAATGGAAAAATCTCCAGCCGACCGACTGGGCGAAATCAGAGCTAGAACGGATGTACCGTCAACTCGAGGCGGTGAAGCCTCGGGTTGTTATTGCACTTGGCAACTATGCCCTATGGGCCCTGACGGAGAATCTTGTATCGTATTCATCCGAATCGGCGGGGGATGGTGTCACGATTCTTGCTCCTACCGGCATAAGGTCGTGGCGCGGATCAATGCTGGAGCGCGGGCCGCACGGCGCGCTCGCGGGCTTGAAGATCCTCCCATTGATACATCCTGCCGCGATTCTGCGAGCATGGTACCTCCGGGCGGTAACGATCCATGATCTCGCCTCCCGTATACCACTTGCGTTGCTTGGAGATTGGCGGCCTGATCCACCTCCACTCATTGTCTCCAAACCCAGCTTTGCGGAAGCGGATCGAATCCTCGGCAACTGGCTCATACATGCGGCGAGCGGCAATGTGCTCCGCCTGTCTCACGATATTGAGACGTCTCGAGGCTCCATTACTTGCATGGCGCTCGCCGACGGAGGATATCGGCCCGGGTCCACAGCACTCGTTATCCCCCTTGTGCAGCCCCGCCTCGCGGGCGCATTTGACAACTATTGGAGCGCTGAAGAGGAATACCACCTAACCCGCACAATGCGATTATTGTTGAGTCATCCAAATGTCCGAATCGAAGGCCAGAACTATAACTACGACACCCAATGGATCGAACGAGATTGGGGATGCAGACCTAATCTCGACTTCGATACCATGCTCGCTCACCATCTACTTTGGCCAGGAACCCCCAAGGGACTCGATTATCTGGCTTCCCTGTACAATCACTATTACTGGTATTGGAAGGACGATAATAAAGAGTGGGACCAGCGGCTCGGGGGTTGGGAAGCGCATCTCCGGTATAACGCTGAGGACGCCCTTCGGACTTATGAGTGCGCCACCGAGCTGCGTGCCCAAATCTCTGCGCAACACTTTGACTCGCTATGGGGGATGGAAAAAGCCAAGAATTCGATGGCCCTCGAAATGATGCGGAGGGGAATTCGGATCGACCGCGCCCGGCGGGCGGAGATGGGATTCCACCTCGCCAACGAAAAAGGGAGGATCGAATCATGGCTGGCGAAAGTTATACCGCAGTCCTTTTTGGAAGACTCAGACTTCTCGCCAAAGTCCTCGAAGAGACCGTGGTGGAACTCGAGCAAGCAACAAAAAGACCTGTTCTTCCGGATACTTGGCTTTCCCCAGAAGCGCAGCCGAAAGACGGGCAACGAAACCATCGACGCGGAAGCCCTCGAGCGCCTGCGAAAAGACGTGCCGTGGGCCGCCCGGCTCTGGGACGCCCTCGAACTACATCGTAGCATCGGGGTATTCCACTCCACCTTCATCGGAGCGGAGTTGGAGCCTGATGGCCGGATGAAGTGCAGTTTCAACACCGCCGGAACGGAAACGTTCCGTTGGAGCAGTTCTGCCAACGCATTTTGGAGGGGCACGAATTTACAAAATATTCCAAAAGGAGAAGAGAGGGAGTAACCCCCATGCGAACCAAAGAATTCATCGGCCCCCTACAAGGGGTGCCAAGCCTCCACGTCCACAAGCTCGATCCTCGGGCAAGACTACCCGAGACCACAAATAAATTCGCCGTTGGGCTCGACGTATTTGCTTTTCTCCTGACCGAATCGGGCCGCCCGACAAGTCGGGTGATCCATCAGC